ATATAAACCAGCCATTGAAGAGGAACAACAGCCTACTCTTACGGCAAAAGGTTCCGGTGCTGTGGCCCAGCCTGCTTCCTTCTCTCCGCATCCGGATTACATCGTCCGAAGGCTTACACCCACCGAGTGCGCTCGCTTGCAGGGCTTTCCTGATTACTGGTGTTCCGACCTCGGCATTGAAAATCCGACTGAGGATGATATAACTTTCTGGACGGAAGTCTGGGAAACCCACCGTAAAATCAACGGTGTGAGTAAAAAGCCCAAGAGTCGAAAGCAGATCATAAAGTGGCTACAAAATCCACATTCCGATGCCGCCGAATATAAAATGTGGGGCAACGGGGTAGCTCTGCCATGTGTCTGTTTTGTTCTGTCCGGCATTGTGTTATCTACACAAGATACCGCCGAATAATCGGTACAATATTCTCTACAGAAATCGCTTGAAATGACTTGCTATATAAGCGGTTTAGAGTGATTAATGTAGTACCGAAAAATGAAAGGCGGTTTGAAAAATGGAACTCAAATATAATGTAACAGGCAGCGAACGCAAGTCACTGGTCGGAGCAATCAGCACGTTGCTAAACGCCCCAACCAAATACCTCGGAGCCCCAACCTTCGCCTACGAGGTGGGCGGCTACCACATCGACAAGTGCGGTACACTCACAGGTCCTGATAGCCTCGACTTGGAGGATGCCCTCCACCAACAGGGATTTGATGCAGACGGCGATACCCGCCATTATGACGAACCCGACACCTACGAGAGCGGGCTTGGCGGTATGGGTGCGAATCCCGCCTTCGAGGATTTGCGGATGGATGAACGGGAGGAGCTGGGGCTTGGGTGTACCCGACACGAGGACTTCCAAGGCGAAAACGGAATGCAGGCAAGTGATGTCCCGGAACCCTACGAGGACATCGGGCTGGTGATTGAAATGCCACGCTCCTCCTTTACCGACACAGCACTCGACAACCTCAAGCGGCTGGTTGAAAGCAAAAGTAACCTGATTAAAAAAGCTCTCGGCACGGAAACGCTCGAACTCGAAATAACAGATGACAAGGTGGAATTCCCCTGGTTTGGGGATGGCACCGACCTGGATGCCGTCAAGGCATATACACATTTCGTCACGTCCCTTTGTGAAATGGCACGGGTACAGAAGCGAGTCACCGCCAAAGAAAAGGAAACGGATAACGATAAATACGCTTTCCGCTGCTTCCTTCTACGGCTGGGCTTCATCGGAACGGCATACAAGGAGGAGCGCAAAATTTTGCTCCGCAACCTGACAGGCAGTTCAGCATTTAAAACTCCGAAAAGCGAGGTAATCGACGATGAATAATTTCTCTTCAAGAGAAACTGTAGAACGTATCCGTAAACAGTACCCGGTTGGCTGCCGCATAGAGCTCCTCCGCATGGACGATCCTCAGGCACCGCCAATCGGTACAAAGGGCACCGTGCGGTATGTCGATGACATCGGCAGCTTGGGAGTCGCTTGGGACAACGGCAGTTCGCTTCAAGTGGTCTATGGCGAGGATTTATGTCGAAAACTGGAGGATGCTGACGATGGAAGATAAGGTAAAAGAACAAATTCTCGCCGTCCGGGATACCGGGCTTACCAATATGTTCGATGCCCGCACCGTCCAGCGCATTGCCCATGAAATGAAATTCTTCGAGCTGGTACTTTTCCTTGAGGAGCATAAGGATAAATATGTCCGCTTCATACTCACAGGCGAGGAATAAGGCTGTAAACTACACAATTTCTACGGCAATAACAGCCTTAAAATCCGTGTAGTTTATGCCCGTATTTATCGCGTAATTGACTGGATATAGTGTATTTTCAGAGTTAATATGTCGCTACCGAAAGGGAAACCACACTAAACGGAGGAAACAAAAATGACCGAAAAACAGTGGAAACAGGTTGAAGAACAGCTTCCCACGGGAGCGAAAATCCTGCGAACCTACAACGCCTTCGAAAATGGAGAGCTGCGGATAATCGTCCAGCTCCCCGGCGAGAGGTTTGAAACACGCTACATCATCCACTTTGAGGGCGAGGACGTAAAACTGGAACACAGACCGTAATAAACAACAAAACAGCCGAGGACACCCCGTAAGCACCGAGCCGGTGTGGCAGGGCTGTCTCTCATATATAAGCTTTTAACAGGCTGCCGATGGCGGTCTATTTTTATGCTCGGAAGGAGGCGGCGGATATCAGAAAGCTAAAGAAATACAAACAGACCCGGTTTAAAGCCACAGATTCGGTTTACGACAAAGCATCCGCCGACTATGCTGTAGCTTTTGTCGAAGCCCTCGCCCATACCAAAGGCACCTGGGCCGGCAAACCCTTTGAGCTAATTGATTGGCAGGAGCAAATTATCCGTGACCTATTCGGCATCATAAAGCCAAATGGATATCGCCAATTCAATACAGCGTATATTGAAATTCCAAAGAAACAAGGCAAATCGGAACTCGCCGCCGCTGTGGCACTGCTCCTTTGCTGTGGTGATTTTGAGGAACGTGCCGAAGTGTATGGCTGTGCAGCTGACCGCCAGCAAGCCTCTATCGTTTTCGAGGTAGCGGCTGATATGGTGCGTATGTGTCCTGCACTGGGTAAACGAGTAAAAATATTAGCATCACAAAAGCGAATTATCTATCAGCCGACAAATAGCTTTTATCAAGTGCTATCAGCTGAGGCTTACTCAAAGCACGGGTTTAATATTCATGGTGTAGTCTTTGATGAACTTCACACGCAGCCAAACAGAAAGCTATTTGATGTTATGACAAAAGGCTCTGGTGATGCTCGTATGCAACCGCTATATTTTCTGATTACTACCGCCGGCAGTGACACAAAATCTATCTGCTATGAAACGCACCAAAAGGCACTTGATATTTTAGATGGCAGAAAGGTTGATTCCACATTTTATCCCGTGATTTATGGAGCAACGGAATCGGACGATTGGACGAGTCCAAAGATATGGAAGAAAGCAAATCCCTCGCTTGGTATCACAGTTGGCATGGATAAAGTAAAAGCCGCTTGTGAATCAGCAAAGCAAAACCCTGCGGAAGAAAACTCATTCAGACAGCTAAGGCTCAATCAATGGGTGAAACAAGCTGTCCGTTGGATGCCGATGGATAAGTGGGACAAATGCTCCTTTGCTGTTTCAGAAGAAGATTTAGAAGGTCGAGTTTGCTATGGTGGACTTGACCTTTCGTCAACTACGGATATTACGGCCTTTGTGCTTGTGTTTCCGCCAGTCGATGAAGATGATAAATATGTGGTGCTACCGTGCTTTTGGATACCAGAGGAGAATATAAACGCTCGTGTGAATCGTGACCATGTGCCTTATGATGTGTGGGAAAAGCAAGGTTTTCTTAAAACCACTGAGGGCAATGTAGTGCATTACGGCTATATTGAGAAATTCATCGAGAGCCTTGGAGAACGATTTAATATCCGTGAAATTGCCTTTGACCGTTGGGGTGCTGTTCAAATGGTGCAGAACCTTGAGGGCATGGGGTTTACTGTTGTTCCTTTCGGTCAAGGCTTTAAAGATATGTCGCCACCAACAAAAGAACTGATGAAACTGACACTGGAACAAAAAATTGCTCATGGCGGGCATCCGGTCCTTCGGTGGATGATGGACAACATATTTATCCGAACGGACCCTGCAGGAAATATCAAGGCTGACAAGGAAAAATCAACCGAGAAGATCGATGGGGCTGTGGCCACTATTATGGCACTTGATAGAGCTATTAGATGTGGTGGAGATACAGGTGATTCCGTTTATGATGATAGGGGTTTACTTATTTTGTGATGAATTGGGGAACGTGCTATAATGAACCCAGAATAAAGGGGGTTTCTAGTATGTATGAATTAATAAAGCGTGTTGATTTTTCAAAAAAGAGAAACAATCCAGAAAAAGATTATCTAAAAAAGCTATTTATAGAGTGGCTTAATCGTAATTACCCTGATGTTAACACTGTAGATACCTATTTTTCAGATGCAATATTTATTGGAAACAATCCATCTTTGGGACTTGATATAGTAGAAATTATTTCAGATGAAGATGAAGGAAGAACTAATTATCATCGGGCATTAGTAAAGCACTTTGAATCCAAGGGTTGGAATTCAGCTCTAGTTCATAGTAGAGCTGAAGAATACCTAAAAAGATTAGATCAGTTGAAAGAATTCTTAGTTGACTACGAAAAGAATAAATAGTTCTAGCGATTATATGGTCATGCATGATTCTTTGAAATCATAGTGTTCGTCCTCTTTTTTACTATTGGCCTCTTCGCGGGATTAATATTAAAGAAGTGGTAAAAGAAACTTCAAAAGCATCTCAAGTGAGGTGCTTGGTGGGAAAAATGATCGTGGGATTTTGACTTTTGATGAAAATGGTTATATAATACTTTTAAGGGAGAGAATAAAATTAAGGGAGAGAATAAAATGAAGAAAATTCTGGTACTTTTATTAATTATTTTTTCCATTTCTACTGTACTTATTGGTTGTAGTAGTGCTAAAGAAGGTTTTAAGGATGGCTTAGAATCTGGCGAGACAAAGTACACTATCGATATTGAGGTTGAATTTAATAAACCTTATGGTGGGGAAACTCACATGACTATCGCCGGTAAAACTGATTTACCTGATGGAGAAGAAGTTCTCATATCGGTGGTTAGTGAAGAAAATGATTACATTGCATCAAGCAAAGATACAGTGAAAGATGGAATCTATATGTCTGAGCCATTTTCAAAACAGGGTGAATCTATACCCAAAGGTGAGTACATAATAACAGTGGAAACCTCAAATAATGATAAAGCAAAACAAGAAAAAATCGTTGACATAGACTATTAAAAACCACGAGCATCTACCGTGGTAAGATAAAAACTTCAAAAGCATCTCATATGAGGTGCTTTTTTCTTGCTCATTTTTAAGGAGAGTGATGTCTATGGGAATCCTACAAGGAATATTTAAGGCGCGTGATAAGCCTAAGGATAGTCTTGGCGGTAGCCGTTACAGTTTCTTTTTCGGAGGAACAACTGCTGGTAAAACAGTTAATCAATTTACAGCAATGCAGATGACGGCGGTCTATTCCTGTGTGAGGATATTGTCCGAAACGCTGGCCGGACTACCGCTTCATGTTTATAAATACAACGATAGTGGTGGCAAAGAGAAACATTTACAACATCCGTTATATAAACTGCTCCATGATGAACCTAATCCAGAGATGACTTCCTTCACGTTCCGTGAAACGCTGATGAGCCATCTCCTGTTATGGGGCAATGCTTATGCACAGATTATCAGAAATGCACGTGGTGAGGTTATTGCTCTTTATCCCCTTATGCCAAATAAAATGACAGTCGACCGTGACAAAAGCGGACGGCTTTTTTATTTGTATCAGCGAAGTGTAGAGGACGCTCCCACCCTTGGCAAAGATAGTCTGGTCTATCTCGACCCATCCGATGTTCTCCATATCCCTGGCTTGGGTTTTGATGGATTAGTGGGTTATTCGCCGATTGCAATGGCTAAAAACGCTATAGGACTTGCGATGGCTACGGAAGAATACGGAGCGAAGTTCTTTGCTAATGGCGCTGCACCCGGAGGTGTTCTGGAGCATCCCGGAACAATCAAGGACCCACAAAAGGTAAAAGACAGTTGGAACGCTGCCTACCAAGGTTCAAATAATTCACACAGAGTGGCTGTACTGGAAGAAGGTATGAAGTATCAGCAAATAGGTATCCCTCCCGAGCAGGCGCAGTTCTTGGAAACACGAAAGTTTCAGATAAATGAGATCGCCCGTATTTTTAGAGTACCGCCTCACATGCTTGCTGACTTGGAGAAATCCTCCTTCAGCAACATTGAGCAGCAATCACTGGAGTTCGTAAAATATACCCTTGATCCGTGGGTGGTGCGCTGGGAACAAACAATGTGCCGAGCTTTACTTATGGAAAGCGAAAAGCCTACCGTATTCATTAAGTTTAATGTAGACGGCTTGCTTCGCGGTGACTATGTTTCTCGCATGAGCGGATACGCGACCGCAAGGCAGAACGGATGGATGAGCGCTAACGATATCCGTGAACTTGAAAATCTCGACCGTATTCCTGAGGAACTTGGTGGTGATCTCTATTTAATTAATGGAGCAATGACCAAATTGCAGGACGCAGGTGCGTTCGCAAAGCAGGCTGAGTCTGCACCCAATAAAATAGAAACGGAGGAGGTTTCTGATGAAACAAACAACGTGGGCAGAAATGCCTCAATCTGCACAAAGTGAAGTGCGCGATTCGCCAGCGGGTGTTACCCGCAAATTTTGGAACTGGGTCAAGGATGAAAAATCCGATACCCGAACGCTTTACCTCGACGGCGTAATTGCCGAGGAGTCATGGTTTGATGATGATGTCACCCCAAAGGCATTTAAAGCGGAGCTTAGTGCCGACGAGGGTGACATTGTTATTTGGCTGAACTCACCGGGCGGCGACTGCATTGCAGCCAGCCAGATTTACACCATGCTTATGGACTACAAAGGCAAGGTCACAGTCAAGATTGATGGCATTGCGGCTTCGGCCGCATCGGTCATCGCCATGGCGGGAACAACTGTGCTAATGGCACCTACTGCACTGATGATGGTACATAACCCATTAACTGTAGCCATTGGTGACAGCGAAGAAATGCCAAAGGCAATAGCCATGCTTTCGGAGGTAAAGGAAAGCATCATCAATGCATATGAAATCAAAACCGGCTTATCAAGAACCAAACTATCTCACCTTATGGATGCAGAAACCTGGCTGAATGCAAATAAGGCAATTGAACTCGGCTTTGCAGATGAAATTTTGGAAGATGATAAAAAGCGCATTCAGCAAGATGACTTCACCTATGCTTTTAGCAGAAGAGCAGTCACAAATTCGTTGCTTGATAAAATATGCCCCAATAAAACACCTACTAAAAAAGTTACACCCGTTGATTCTCTTGAAAAGCGGCTCAACAATATTATTCATTAATAGGAGGAAAAGATTATGAACAAAATTTTAGAACTGCGCGAGAAACGCGCCAAAGCATGGGACGCTGCCAAAGCGTTCTTAGATACCAAGCGTGGTACAGATGGTTTGATTTCTGCTGAGGATGAGGCAACGTATAACAAAATGGAAGCCGATGTAGTTGCCCTTGGCAAGGAAATCGACCGGTTGGAAAAACAGACCATATTGGATGCGGAACTTAACGCTCCTACGGCTAATCCGTTGACAGGTAAGCCTGCCACTCCCAAACTGGAAGGCAAAACCGGCAGAGCAACCGACGAGTACAGAAAAGCATTCTGGAATGCCATGCGTACACGTGCCGGTGAGGGACTTGATCCCACTGTAAAAAACGCTCTTCAAATTGGCACAGATTCAGAAGGTGGATACTTGGTGCCTGATGAGTTTGAGAGAACACTTGTGGAATCTCTTAAGGAAGAAAATATTTTCCGTAGACTGGCTAAAGTTATTACCACCGCTTCCGGCGATAGAAAAATCCCGGTGGTTGCATCCAAGGGCACAGCCTCATGGATTGATGAGGAAGGTGCAATTCCCGAAAGTGACGATAGCTTTGGTCAAGTATCTATTGGAGCCTATAAGTTAGGTACGATGATTAAGGTTTCTGAGGAGCTTTTAAATGATAGTGTGTTTCCGCTTGAAGCATATATTTCAAGGGAATTTGCAAGACGTATCGGTAACAAGGAAGAGGAGGCCTTCTTCATTGGCGATGGTTCTGGTAAACCAAACGGCATCTTTGCGGCAACAGGCGGAGCACAGTTAGGTGTCACTACTGCGGGTGCAACAGCTATCACTCTCGATGAAGTGCTTGACCTGTTCTATTCATTAAAAGCACCTTATCGTAATAAGTCTGTATTCATCATGAACGACTCAACAGTAAAGGCAATTCGTAAGCTGAAAGACGGTCAAGGTCAGTACCTATGGCAGCCATCTATACAGGCTGGAACTCCGGATACTATTCTTAATCGCCCTCTTTTTACATCTTCCTATGTGCCTACTATTGAAGCCGGAGCGAAGACAATAGCATTCGGTGATTTCAGCTATTACTGGGTAGCTGACCGTCAAGGTAGAGTTTTTAAGAGACTCAATGAGCTTTATGCTGTAACCGGCCAGATAGGTTTTGTAGCTACTCAGCGTGTAGACGGAAAACTGATTCTGCCTGAAGCCATTAAGGTACTTCAGCAGAAAGCCTAACGGAGGTGCGAATAATGAGCTATAACACAAAGAACTACACCGAACAGGGTGGTAACAAAACTGTTATTGGTGGAATACTTGAAATAAAGGAGGGCGCCTCGGTAACGGGGCTTCCTTCTGCAAATAACCAAGCAACCAGCACAGCTACTACCGTAGCTGGAGTCAAGGACGATTTCAACGCTCTGCTGCTCAAACTGAAAGATGCAGGTCTTATGGCTCCGGATGTAGGGGAGTTTGGTGTTGCCAAGATTCCAAACCCGACCGGTGATGATTTAATCGCAAACCAAAGCAAGGTTATGGCGATCGGCGTTGATGGTGATGTTATTACCGTTGTGGTCTCCGTATCGGAGCTGATTGCTTTCCCAAGTTCTAACCCAGCACAGGGTACTCACAAGTGGGTTGGAATGCTCATAACTACGGGACTTGCAGATATTACTGCGGCTAAGTACAACGGGTCTCAACTTACATCTGCTGATGCTGCAGAAGCTGCTGCTGTCGGCGGTTCAGCCGGAGATATCGTCATGTGGCTAAAATGCGATGAAATCATAAATACTCCAAAGGTCTTCACCCTCTGGGTTTCCGGCTATCCCGAAGCAACCTTCACTGTCGTAATCGAAGAACCGGAAGAATAATGAAAGGACGGTGGCTGTATGACACTGCTTGAAAAAGTAAGGGCAAACCTTATTCTTGAACACACGGCGGACGATTTTCTTCTGCAGATTTACATCACCGCCGCCGTTAAATACGCTGAAAGCTATCAGCATCTCACAGAAAATTACTACACAGATCACTTGATGCCACCTACCACAGAGCAAGCTGTCATTATGCTATCGTCCCACTTCTATGAATCAAGGGACGGCAGCACAGGTGGCTTTTTTGCCGACAACGTGCAAGCGGGTCAGCAGGTATGGAACACAGTCAATCTGCTACTGCGGCTTGACCGGGATTGGAAGGTGTGAAAATTAAAAGTGGGGTTTCATTTATGAGTTTTGGAAAGATAAATAGGTTCATTGACATTATATCAACCGAGCCTACGAAGGATGCTGACGGTTTTATTAATCATGGTGATACTGTTGTGGCTTCGGTCAGAGCATACTTTGAGCAGAAAAATTCTACTGAGAAGTGGCGTAATATGGCTCAATTAAGTGAGGCAAACGCTTTGTTTCGCCTTCGAGCCATACCGCATTTTGAACTGAACAATCGTCACATTATTATATGTGAGG